GTACAGGTTCAGACATAACGCCTCCAAGAAGAAGCGGGAGGGTTGCCGCACCCTCCCGCCCTAAGGTTAGACCTGGTTGAACATCGCCACACCGGCCATTTGCGGATTGGTCAGTGACGTTCCAAAGTCAATATCCCAACGGGCTTTAACTGTCAGATCGTTGACCTCGCCTTGGCGGGTATAGGTGATCTTCACACCAAGATCAGTTGTGGCCGACATGACCAGCCAGCCGTCCGAAGCTTCGACCGAGTACGAACCCGGAACAAGCAGCAGAGCGGACTTAAGGAAGAACGGGCTCATATCCGCTGCAACCGTATTCAGCCACGTGATCGCCGCGCCGTTGGCAGGTGCCGCCGTGCAGTTTTTGTATTCCAGTTCAGGGCGGGTTCCGCCTGTGCCGGAAATGATCGCGGGATAAACGCGGAAGGTGTTAGCCGCTGGCTTGGCAACAATCCGGTAGGTTTGAAGCTGTCCGGTATCCGCCTTGGTGACAAGGTGGACGCTGTTGACCCCGGCAATGGTGAAGGCATCCCCGACCTTGGCGTTGGCATACACCGCCGCCGTAACAACCAGATCAGAATAGCGGTTGTCGTAGTTGGAAATTTCACCAGTACCAGCCGTGGAGATCGCCTTGGGAACTAGATACTGGTTGGCCCCGTTGACGGTCGTTACACCCGCCGTAGCGGCTGTCAGGCGGATTGACTGGTCGTTCTTGAAGACCTCGAAGCCTGCCACATCCGAGCGGATGAGGGCTTGTTCATAGGCCGTCCGCGAACGAACCGTATCTTCCGCGCGGCTCGCAAGATTGCCCGCCATGGCATTAGCCGTCCGGGGGGACAAAAAGAACTTGCGATCCGCCAAAGGGACACCAATTTCGGTCAAGGCCGCATCGGCAAGTGCGATGTCGTCAAAGCCGGTCGGTGCCGTGGTACGCTTGATGAAGTTCGCACCCTGCAAAGCCACCGTGTTGAACAAGGCGGCATTCACGTCCGAAGACAGCTTCTGCTTGGCAGCGACGCCCTTTTTATTGACCGCCGATGTATTGCGCAGATCCTTGGCGGTGTACTTCACCGGAACCGAATAGTGATACCCGATGGAAACCGGGACCGACAGTTCGGTAGTGTCGCCAAAGTTGGCCGTCTGGTCAAAGCCGGTGTAGCTGGTGGAGATCATCGGAGCCGGGATCCAGAACGTATCCCCTGCCCGCTGCATGGCCTCAGGCGATTGCCCGTGGTCATACAGTTCCGCCGCCTTGCCGATCACAAGCAGATCGTCAAAGCCTGCAATCATGTCGTCAAACATGACCGCTTCCTGTTTGGTAAATGCGTTGGCCATAGCCAAATTTCCCTTGCGTTACTTCGCTTGGGCCGCTGCCTTTTTGTAACGGATCAACGCAGTTCGATCACCCGTCTTTTCGGCATCAGCCTCAAGCTGTTTCAAACGTCTGTCATTACCCGGAGACGCCGGGGCGGAACCCCGGATAGCTTCGTCGGGAGCGGGCGGTTTACGGCTTGTCTTGGTCACCTTCAGTTGGCCTTCCAGTTTCGCGACAGCAGCCGCCAGTTTGAACGGGTCTTGTATCTTCGCAATCTCTGCAAGCTTGGCTGGCGAACGCCCCAAGGCATAAATCAGACGGGCGTTATCGTCCGGTGCCTTGATCAGAACCACTTGCTGAAGCTCGGACAAGGCTAACGAAACCTCCTCCTCCGATGCCTGAAAATCCTTCACACCAAGGGCCTTCTTGCGCCCCTCGTATGCTGCCATTTCATCAGCCCACGCGGCCTTATTGGCTTCCTCTGCCTTTTGGGATGCCTCGGCTTGCGCCGCTGCCTGTGCCTTCCGCAAATTCCATCGGTCGTATTCTTCATCGAAGACCGCCTCGTCATATCCGCAACCCTCAAGGGTTGGTTTGATACCGACTTGGATAGGCTCCACTTCCGGAGCCCGGCTGACCTGTGCCAGCCTACGGTTGCTTTCGCGAAGTTCGGCCCGCAACTTGCGGATCAGACTGGTATCCCGCTCGCCTGAGGCTGGCGCGGCCTCGTCTTCGAAGGTGAAAGCTAACCCGTCTTCCGGGTCCGGCTCGTCTTCATCATCGCCCTGGTCTGTATCGTCATCCGGTTCTTCAGGCTCAATGTCGTCCTGAATGTCGTCAAGTTCCAGATCGTCAGGGTCTTCTGCCAGATCGCTCATGTTTCCCGCTCCCTCAGCCGTTACGGTCGCTGGTCACCGATAAGCTTTGAGGTTTCAAAAGTTGCCCAAATTGTCAATTGTTCCCCTTTTGGCCAAATACCCCGCGAACCCGATCCATCAGCCCCATTCGCGGCTCATGTTCCTTCGCGGCTATTTCCGCCGTGGTCTTTTGGGCACTTGCCAAGGTTTCCACCGCCTTGGCTTCGGATAGCTTGGTATCCGCCCCGGCCTTGATTGCCAGCGCCTCGGCCTGCTTGGCTGCTGCCAGTTGCAGCAAGGCTTGCGGGTCCGGCTGTTGAGGCTCGCTTCCAGCCTCATCAATGGCGGCTTGCTCTTCCTGCGTCGGCTTGGCCAGACCGGCCCCGATAGCCCGCTTACGCATCCAGTCTTGCAGGTCGTTAATGCCGTCGCCGTCGATGTTCATCATGGCTGTAAGCATCATGGCATTGGCCATTTCAGGATCTGTGTTGCCTAGCATCTGGGCTGCCGTGATCAGCGTTCTGACCGTCTTGTCACGCCTTGTTGCCGTCGCCTCCGACACTTCGCAGATGACGTGATACTTGCCAGCCGAAAGATCGTTAGCGATGCGGTATCGCCCTTGGGCATCGCTTACCGGCATCATCAGTTGCGCGGTTCCTACCTCGCCATCCGGCCCGCGTGTTTCCACTTCCCGGCCTTCCTCGATGTAGACTTCCCGCGCCATGGAAAGCCACACCTCCCCGATGCGCTGATGGAACTGCCGGGCGTTGTCCATGTAAATCCCGGTCTTGTCGTCCGACCTGGTAGCGGCAATGTTCATCGCCTCAGCCGATACGTTCGACATAGCCCGATCCGCGCCATCGGTTGCCGATGTCAATTCGGCAATGTCAGCCGCCGTGATCTGGATCAGAGCCCCCATGACCGGGGACAGTTGCGGCGGTGCTACCGTTCCGACCGGCCCTGATATGGTGATCGAACCATCGGCTGAGTTGATGATCGGGTTGATCAGCGAATAGGGCGCGCGATTGATGTTCGCCTCTGCCCATTGCGTTTCATGGCCAGCAACCTGTTCCGGCAACAGGATAGGCCGTTCAGTCGGAGCCAAAGCCGCCGTTTCAGTCAGCTTGCTGATCTGGGCGTTGTAAATACGGTTAGGGTCCTTGGCCAAGCGAACATGGCCCCGACTGCGTTCCAAGCCGTCGATGAACCACCGCTTGCCGTAATAGGGGACTACCGGGATTTGATCGCCTGCAATCCGAACCGGCCCGCTCAGTATTTCCGCGCCGGTCAGCTTCCACTTCATGACCCGACGCCGCTTGACCATCCGGCTTCGCAATAGCTGCCAGCCTTCGATGTCCATGGCCTCCAGATCGCCCTGGTCCATGTCAGCCGCCCATGACATGCGGGTCTCATCGGTCAGACGGTGTTTGAATACATGCTGCTTTTGTGCCTTGATCTCCACACGATACATCTCGGCAACTCGAACCGTATCGACCCGGAACCAATCGTAGCGGCGGGTCAGGCGCGGTTCAGGCCAGCTTGTGCACTTGCCCGGATATTCAGCCTCAAACGCTTCCTTTGCCATTTCGGTAACCACGATGCACCACATCGCATCGGATTTATCCATCAGCTTGGCATTCGGGTCCCAAAACACCGATTGGTCAGCATCGGCGATCATGCGGATCGCTATGCGCTGTGCCTCGTTATCGGGGTCTAGTTCGTCTTCCAGTTCATTAGCCAGCCGGACTGCGCCCTGCCCGCCCAGAACGCCCTCTTCAACCGCGTTATCCGTCGCCTGCTGTCCCTTGCAGCGCCAAAAGTCCGCGCGATAGAGCCCATCGAGAAAATCCGCCGTGTCCTGATCCGAACCGGACCCGACACCGCGAAAATCAACCATCATCCGGTTGGAGCGATAATCGTTGATGATCTTTTCAACGCCCTGAACGGTCTTGTTAATCTCGACCCGAATGGAATTTTCGAACTGCTGTTCCCACGCACCTTCCCATTGAGCGCCGGGAACCATAGCAAAGCGGCGATCTTCCAAGGCAAGGCGTCGTTCTTCCGCCGTCGCATCCCATACCGTCTGGAACTGCTCCAAGGCCTCGGCAAGGATGCTTTCGTCTTCCCCGTCCTCAACTTCCATCTTGTCCGGCAATGGCTGATCTTGCATCTGGAACCCCGCTAGCTGCCTATCCGGTGCCGGAACTTACCCAAATTGGCAAGGTTAGCGCCGGTTGAAGCCGGTAACCGTCTTTGGAACGATGACCGCAGGGCGCGACTGGGTATCCGTTCTAGGGCGCGTCAAGCCGGGGAACAATTCAGCCAACGCCCAGATCAAGGCATCGGCACGGTTGGGCGATCCGCCACCTGAATATCCATAGGTGCTGAACGCGGTCAGTTCGGCTTCCATCTCGCGGAACTCGCCTACATGGCGGACCTTCCCGGCCTCGTACAGGGCGCTGAACGGCTCTGCCCTTACATGCTTGCCCCGGCTTGCCGTGACCGTTCTGACCGGCGTCCTTGGCCTTGATGCCTGTATGGTCTGGGTAACCATCGCCCCGCCGTAGTTCGTCTCAGCGACGATGCAATTGGCCTGATGCCGATCAAAAGCCGTGGTCGCGATGTTCCCCCAAGTCGCTGGGCCTGCCTTCACGGTCAGGTCTTCCAGCACATAGGCAACGCCATCGATACCCAGTCCGGCAACCACAATGCCGATCGCGTCATTATCGGCGTTGTCCACGTCACCGGCCCCGGATGGATCCACCGCAACAACAACCCTCACCATGTCCGGCAATGCGCCATCGGATACACGGTGCTTTTCGATGGTCTCATCTGTGAACAACGCCCCCGGCGTCGCATCGGCAAATTCACCGTCCAAAAACCGCAGCCGCATCCGCGCGCTCATCCCGCGCAACGTATCCAGATAATCATCAGAGATGTTCGCAGCGTTATCCTCCGGGCTGATCTTGAAGCTCGCGTATTCGTCAGGCTTGGCCAGACCGCGTCCTGTTTCCGGGTCCACCTTTTTGACAAACACCTGATAGGACCAATGCGCTTTGGAGGGCGGGTTTTGGTCGTAATAGCCACGCGGCCTTAATACCTGATCAGGCCGCCCTTCCATCACCTGATTGACCTTCTGTGCCAACCTGGTTTGGGCAATCTGGATCGATTGATAGGGGATCTGGGAACATTCGTTGAAATAGACCGTGACAAATTCCATACCCAAAATCTTTTCCACACGCTCGGCATCATCGAGCCCGGAAAAAACGATCTCGCTTCCACGGGGGAGCTTTGCCGTCATTTCGGTCTTGTTGATCTCCACCGGAACCGATGGAAAGGCCAAGCGCATGACCTTGGGAAACGTGTCGGAAAATATGGATTGCCGGATCGCGTTCTGTCTAAACCGGAATACGCCGTGACGGGAGCCCGGAGCTTTGAGCGCCCTCATGACGATATTGCGGATCAGGAGGAAAGTTTTACCCGATCTTGAGCCTCCAAAGAGCATAATATGCTTCGCATCCCCCGCTAGGATGGATTGCGCTGCCTCTTGACGCTCTGTCAGCGAAAACATCACAGGTTTTCATCTATCCGGGTTGCCGGGGTTGATCCGCGAGGCACAAAGGCCGCCCCTTATACACGGC